GATCAATAGGTACATTTAATACATTGCCATTTTTATCTTCTTTCCATTTATAATTTCTAAATTCTTTAATTGTATTTTGACTGTCTTTTGTAACATATAATTTGTAACGTTTTAATGTGTCAATACCTATATTAATAGAATCTTTGCCTTTTGTGGCTGGTTTTATATTCCAACCAAATCTGTAAATTTCTTCTATTGATTTTGGCTCTGCACTATCTGCGTATATTTCGTCACGTCTATTTAATCCAATAATCTCTAGTTGTTTTGCAATATCTTGATTGGTCATACCAGTACGATATAAAAATTCTTTAATGTACAAACTTGTGTCGTGTTTCCAAATACCAATTAATGTTGTAGGGTCATTTGTATATCCAAAGTCCATACCGTATGACAAAAATTTAGCTTCTTCTGGAACTTTATCGCAAACGTGTGATGTAAAAATTAAACTCTTACCAGTACCTACTTCACCTAAACCATATATTCTCCAATAGTTTTCGTCTGTATCTTTAAGTCTTTTAATTTCATCTTTTATGGATTTATCTAAAAAAGGATTATCACGAAATGTAGTAATGTAAAAATCTGTGTCGTTGCGTACCTTTACCTTATCGTATATCCAATGAAATTCGTCCGATGGATTATAGTCTAGTATTATTTTTTCTTTTGTACGAAATAGTAATTGTTGCCAATCTTCGTATGTCAAATCGTTTGCTTCGTTTATAAAAAGCAAATCTCGTTTTCTACCACGTACCTTCCTTGGCTCGTCTAAAGAAATAAACTCTACAAGAGAATCATATAAAAAATATTCGCTACTACTTTTATTATGCCTTTCTTCACTATACATATCGTTAGATTTTAATATATCTAAAAAATCACGCATTACTGTTGCTCGTAAAGATGGAAATGTTTTACGACATATTGTAATTACTTTTTTCCTCTGGCTTGGTGCATAGAAAAATATTATCCAAATAAGAATGTTATATGTTTTGCCAGATCTTGTACCACCTTGTTCAATGGTAATTTTTTTGTCTGACTTTAATAAGTGATCACATACAATATTAGTCGGTATCGTCGCTTCTAATAATTTCAATTTTTATATCATTTGGTAAACCTTCTGCACCAGTAATTTCTTGACGTTCTACATACCCTCTATTTTTCCCTTTTGTTTTTAAATAGAAAATAGTGGCTGCAGTATTACCATTTTGTATTTGCTGATGTAATTGGCTTTCAGCAAAATCCAAAGCAACATTTTGTAAATCGTCTACCTGTTGTTTAAATATACTATCTTTCATATACTCGTAAAACATAGTGCGACCTACGCCAACTTTTTTACAAGCAGTTGTTACAACACCTAGTGATTTTTCTAGTGCATCTAGTAATGCCTTTTTTTTGTGTTCGCTTTTGTTCATAATTTAATGTATTTTTAAGTACTTTTAGTACCTAATATATAGTCCTCTAAATTTTTTTTTGGTTCCCAATCCAATAATTCTCTAGTATCATTTGTTGTATTTATAACATTTTGCCTTTCGCCTTTTATAAATGGAATAAATTTTATATTGTCTGAAAACATTCTTGCAACCTCTAAAATACTATACGTTTTACCACTTGTTAAATGCCATTCTTTATTTTCTGGATAAACCATTATTTTCAATAACGCATCAACAATATCGTTTACGTGTGTAAATTGTCTAGTTTGTTTCCCATCACCTATTACAGTTAAAAGTTTATTGTTTTGGTACTGATGTTTAAATTTTGCAATTACTGTTGCATAATCACCAACAGCACATTCGCCTTTGCCATAAACGTTATAAAAATAACATATTTGATAATCAAGATTTGCCCAGTCATTAAAATTTTTAATTAATTCTACCATTTTAGCTTTTGACCAGCTATATGGCGACAAATTCTCGTTACCACCAAATTTACTACTAGAAGCAGAATAAATTAATTTGCATCCAAACTCAACACATAAATTTATAACGTTTGCTGTACCTAGTAAATTACTTTTAAAAACATATCTTCTGTCATTAAAAGATGGTACAACTCTTGCATATTCACCAAAGTGAAAAACCAAAACTGGTTCCCATTTTTCGAAATATGATTTTAAATCCATTTCGTCATAAGTATTACAAACTGCATATGTAACACCTTTAATATGTTTATTGTGATTACCAGTATAGTAATTATCCAAACAAAAGATTTTATTTGATAATCTGTTTTTTAATGTTTCTATTAAATTTGCACCTACAAATCCTGCACCACCTATAACCAATATGTTATTTGTATTTTTCATATAGCTTTTTTAGTTTCTCGTTTTTTATTTTATCTAGTTTTTTTAAAGATATTTTCTTGTCAAATTTAATGTTGTTCCAGTCAACATCCTTTCTGCGTATTAATGGATGTTTAAATTGTTGCCAATTAACATAATGGTGTGGTCTATTATAACGTATTTTTGTTTGAACATACTCTGGCCATACTTCTTCTAGGCTTCTTGTCTTTAGTATTTTTTTCTCGTAAGAATTATTTTTATATAAATCTGTCTGGTTACCACCTTTCATTTTTGTTGTCGTACTTCTCTTGTCAACCGTAAATGCTTTAAAGGATAAACTACATTTTTGATCTGCCATAACTTGTAAACATAAATCAACATCTTCGTTGTATTTAAGTCGCCATTTATAATGTGTATTGTTTTTTATAAGCAATGCAGAATATACGTGTACATTTAATCTAAATGGTATGTTGTCAGTCGTGCCAGGTACTACAAAACTAGAATAGTCAAAACCGCTTATCATTACATTTTCGTATCTGTCTGTAAAATGTTCTACTGCTTCTATGGCTAGTTTCGCATTACAAGGTATTTTTGCGCCTTGTGTTATACGTCTAAACCCATCAATGTTATCGTCAAATATCCAATGTCTGTTATGTTTTTTTTTCTCGCTGTGTTCCATACAAAAGTTTCTTGCTGGGTACGATCCTAAACCTAAATTGCTGAATGGTAATTTTAAAACATTTTTTTTGCCAACAGCTTTGCAATAATTTTCGTATTCTTGTGGCTCAACAACAATTTTAAAATCGACACCATCTTCCAGAAAACATTTTGCTGTTAATGGATTTTCCCACCTACCTTTAGATACTATATAAACTGGATAGCTAGACATTTCTCATCATTGGTTTTTGTTTAAATTTTTTCCATACTTGTGATGGTTTTATTTCTGATTGACCTTTTTTGGTATACTCGTTAAACCATTGTGGGTATTTATTTACCAATTCTATATTGCGTTTTTTTCTGCCATTATTATTATAATCAACAGATGCATTACAACCTCCTTGCATAGATCCAGATTGTGGTGTGGTAAATGAATACGTATTGTAAATTAACGTTACATAATTTTGAAATAATAATTGTAAACTAAAATCAATATCCTCTGATATATCTGGTTGGTATCTGGCAAATGTATTATTGTTGATTAATTGAAAGCAATAAATCATTTTATTAATGTCAATGTCATTTTTTTTACTAAAAACAAACCCATCGTGCGATATGCAAGAAGCACCAAAATTAACACACACGTTAGAAGTATTTTCCATTTCTAATAACATTTTGGTAGGATTATTAATTTTTATACGATCTCTGTATTTTTCTGTTTTTGGTCTATAATAAAAAGATTTTATATCGTCATCTGCTTGCCAATGTTTATCATAGCCATTTTTTTTTGACCAATCGATACAAAAATTTCTTGCATAATAAATACCTAAATTATTTTCTTGTATGTTAATTACATTTTTGAATTTACTTTTATACAAGTCATAATCTTGTGGCTCGACCATATAATAGTATTTTATATTGTAATTGTCAAACAATAAATGTGTTGTACAAGTGTCGTGTCTGTCTTTTGATATTATACAAATAGGGTATTTATTCATACTTTAAACTTTTTAAATCCATTTTTTGTTTAAATGGTACTGTCGTACTCCAGAACTTTTTACCTTGTACAGTAAATTGCATATTGTGATCTTTCGCATACTGTTCTCTAGCTTCTTCTGTTTCAAATGCTATAATAATTTTTATGTCATCGTGCGTTGATTCAAACTCTGGCATACCAATCCATTCTGAATTTTCGTCGCCTTTATTTACCATATTTGGATCATCGCTAGTTTGCCATACATCTAAACCCCAATCGTTAAGGTCTTTGTTTTCCCAAACGTTGGCTAGTATATCCCAATCCCAATCACCATAATTTACATTGTCTTTTATAAGAAACTCTTTTTTTTGTTTTTCAGACCAATCGTCTGCAACGATAATACTAATCTCTTGTAACCCTGCTTCTAAAGCTGCCTTGTATCGCATATTGCCACCAAGAATCATATTGTTCTCGTCTACAACTACTGGTCGTTTTTCCAACATCTCTGGAAACTCTTTAATACTGTCTACCAGTTTTTTGAATTTATAGTCTTTTATAATTCTTGGATTATCTGGATTTGGTTTTATGTCTTTAATTGACGCTTTCATATTCTTTTACTTTTTGTTCTAGTTCTTTTATGGTAAAATTCATTTTATCTATCTTTTTAGCTAAAGAAATATACAAAGATTCGTTTTTATTTTTGGTTTTAGCAACACTCATTAGTAATTTATGTAATTCTTCGTAATGATTTAACAAAGACATATCGTATAACATCCAATCTGAAACTGTTCTAATACCGTGTAATACGGTAGCGTGATCTTTGTTTAAACTTTTACCAATAGCCGCCAATGTTTTTTTGTCTGCATAGTCCATACACAATTTAAAGTATATGTATCTCGCTTCTACAAAATGTTTTTTTCTGCTTTTAATTTTTAGATTAACATTAAAATGTTCTTCTACAATAGTTTTTATTTCTTCAAATGTCATTGTGTACGTAATTTAAGTAAGTTATAGCATTCGGCATATTTCTCTTTTGCTTTGCCTTTATATTGTTGTTTAAATAGTTCGTAAAGTTTTCTTCTGTATTGGTATTCTGTTTTACAATCTTTATAGTATTTTTTACAAAAACTTTTGCCTTTACCATAAAAATAATTTACATTATCCGCACCATCACCTGCAATCATTTGCTCGTAAAAATTGTATAACGCTTCTTCTTCTGTAATATCCAATACTACTTTATGCTTGTAATGGTAATTATAATAAAGACAAGGAAATTGTTTATAGTCTTTGTCTAAACTTACAATCATAACATTATCTCGTCCTATTGTTTGTGAAAGTTCATACCAGTATCTTGCTACTGCATCGTCTGTTTCTACACCAAAAGCATTTACAGAATCGTATTGTTTAGAAACGTAATTATGTAAATCAAATAAAAAAGGTGGTCTTTCTACATCTGATCTATTTGCTTTGTAAGTTGGTGTGATAAGTTTTCTAAAATTACCTCTCGCACCATTAAATACAATAACGCGATCAACGTTATACATTTCTTCTATGTCGTTAATCATAGAAGTAAATACTTCGTCAAATTTTGCTACTGCATCTTCAAATTCTGTAAAATATGGATAGTCATCTGGATTTTGTTTTTTTTTATAACAAGAACTAAATACTAAACTATCTGCGTCAATTAATAATACCATTAATAATATTTTTAGCTTTAGACCACCAATCATCTTGTGTTTTGGCAATAGTTATAATCCATTTACCATCTGTTAATTTTCTTCTGACCACTATATTTGTTTCTAGTCTTTTACTTTTTTCCATTTTTTACTAATTTATTTACATCTTTTTCTAAATTTTTTACAAGATCTAATGTTTCTTTATAATCTTTTGTTTCAACATACCTAACTTTTACTGTATCTTCTAAATTTAATTGTAAAGATGCACCGTTAAAACATACTGGCATCTCTCGATCTAAATCCATACAATGTGCTACTGTTTTGCCACCATCTTGGTAGTCTATTTCTACTGGCACAAATATATCTTTGGCTAGTAAACCAACCATAAATTCCTTATCGTGCATATCCATCTCGGTATACAAATCAATTATTTTATCCTTAATCATAGTTTTTCGTAATATGAATATTTATTTTCTTTTTCACACTCGCTACAATATTCAGCCATAGTAGGCTCATTACAATTTTTACACAAACCATATTCTTCACGCAAATGGTTTGCTATTTCGTACCAATTTACATCATTTAAAAAAGCGTGTGCATAGTCTGCTGCAACACCTTCGCTTTGTTCGTCAATTATTTCAGCAACCCATTCTGCTATTTGTTCGCCACTCCATCCCGCTAGATTTTTGTTACCGTCTATTAATTCTAAATTAACGCGCCAAGTAGCGTAATTAGACCAACCGTTGTATTGATGAATTACTGTTTTAAATTTTGCCATAATTAAGGTTTTTTAGTTTTTTCTCTAGTTTTGTTCTTTCTTCTTCTGATTTTCTAGCTCGTTCTATTGCTCGTAAT